GACCCCGTTGGCCACGATCCCCGCGGCTGCCTCAGGAGACCACCCCATCCGCCGGAAGTGCTCGAACGCCTCGCGCTGCGCGGCGGTCGGGGCGCCGCCTGATGTGCGGCCGCCGCTGCCACTCCCGCCGCTTGCGCCGCCCAGGCCGAAGAACGAGCGAATGCCCTGCCAGGCGCCGCCCACCACCTCGCCCGCAGGCCGGCCGCCGATCCGCCACCCGGATTGGCCGCTATCCCTGAGCTGCGCCTGGCGACGCGCCTCCTCATGCAGCCCTTTCCGGTCGACAAGGGCGTTCGCCCCGACGCCCGCCGCAAGAGCCGTCAGCGCCGGGAAGCGCGTGGCCGCGAAGAGCAGCGTTGCCGCGTTGACCCCGGTAAGGGCTTTCATCAACCGCAGCCCGATGGCCAGGGTCAGCAGATCCGTCGCCGCCGTCCATCCGATGGTGGACTTGACGACGCTATCGATCCCGCGGCCCACCGTCAGCACGCGCCCGCTCACCTGCTCGACGCGCTCGCCTATCGCGGTCCCGGCCCACTCGCCGTTCGCGCGGGCCCAGTTCGTCATTGCGACGCCGGCCCGCTCCATGGACGGAGCCATGGCCGAGCCGATGGTCAGCGCCAGCCGGTCGCCATCCACGCGGAGGCTGTTCCACTGGTCGCCCAGCCGCTTCGCCTGCTCGGCTTCCTCCAGAGTGAAGGGACGTCGCGCCTGACCCTCTCGCAGCAGTGCGGCGACGCCAACTCGCCCGCGCTGCAGGATCGGCAGCAAGTTCTCGACACCAAAGATCCTGGCATATTCCCGCTGCTCACGGGGCGCGTGGTTGAGCTTGGCAACATTCTCCGCCAGGTCCCCAAACGCTTCGCTTGCCGTGCGGGCCCCGCCCGCGGCATTGCGAAGGTTGAGGGGCAGCCGCGAGAGCATGGAGGCTCCAAGCGCCTCTGCATTCCGCCCGCCCACCGCGTCGTACAGCACCTTGCCAAAGGAGCGCAGGCCATCCGTCGCGTCCTCAGCGCTCACGCCGGCGAGCTGCGCCCCCATCTGGAAGGCGTGCAGCTGCGGCACCGTCATCTGCAGGTCGCGCGCACCGCGTAGCAACTGCTTGCCCGTGGTGACGAAATTGGTGGCCATGGTGACCGCCCCGGCCGCGACGCCGCCGGCTGCCAGGGGCACCGCAGCGAAGGCGACGCTGCGCGCCAGCGCCGTCGCAGACCCCGCCGCTGAGGCGAGGTGCGTGCTCATCCGGGACAGACCCGTGGCGTCACCCAGCCGGCCGAAGGCGGCCGTCAGCTGCCGGGTCGGCTCGACCACCGTCCCGAGCCGGTCGCGGACCGAGTTGATGGTCGCGGTGGCCTTATCGACCGCCGTGACTGTGACGGAGAGGGCGCCGATGCTCTCAGCCATTCCCGGCGCCTCCCTTCTGCTTAATCCGTACCGCCTGCGCGGCCCACCACCGGAGCCGAGTGGCGGTCATGTTCCACCCAGCCTCCGGTCCCCAGCTGAAGAATGCCGTCAGGTCGGCAATCAGCTCTTCGAGGTTGCCGGGGCGGGCACGGTGAAACGCATGAAGAAGCGGTCCGCCTCCATGGTCTTGGAGATCGGCACCAGGCCCGCGACCGTGGCGGGGATCTTGCCCACGACATGCACCAGGTGCTGGATGCTGCGGATCCCGCCCTGGTCGGCCGCATCGGCATATTGCTGCGTCGTCGGCTCGCGCAGCGTCACCTCGTTGTAGTCCTTGCCGTTGAAGTGGATCGGCGGATCGAAGGTCAGGGTGAGGGTGGCCGGGGCGTTGTCCTCGGTTGCGTCGCTCATGGGCTACTCCTCCACCTCCACATTGTCGCCATGGAACTCGAGGTCGAAGGTGGCATCGGCGCTGTTCACCTCGATCGCCGTGACGTTCCACATGCCGGTGCCTGTGACGATCTTGCCGTTGTTGAGCCGAAGCTCGACCGTCACGTCGGACATGTCCTGGAAGCCAGAGATGCCGATGCCGGCCATGTCGCGGCACTGGAACTTGATCATCCCGGGCTGCGGCTTCTCGCTGTAGCCGTGGACACCATCCTCGCCCGTCATGGTCTCGCGGATCACACTGGACGGGCGGTAGCCGGGATTGCCGGCAATCGGGACGCTGAGCCCATCGATCGTGCCATAGGACCCGCCGGCGATCCGGCGCATGCTTTCGGACATCGTTCGTCCTCCTTACAGGGCGCCGGCGACGCCGACGGCGTCCCGGAGCTGCGCCTGGATGGCCACCTGACGCAGCTGGTCGATCGGCACGATCGGCAGCATGCCATTCACCCGGCACCGGTTCTGGCTGTCCCGCTCGACCACCAGGGCCTGGGCGAAGGCGGCGCTGTTCTGCACCAGGCCGTCCTGCTCCATGCTCCGGTACTGGACCGAGATGGCGCGCCGGATCATGCCGGGTGTGACGATGCGATTGCCCGGGCGGAAGGTCGTCCCATCGTCCGCCAGCTTCATGCGCGGGTAGGTGCTCTCCACGAAGGTGCGGAGGCGGCGCAGGATGGCGGCGGTGAGGTAGAGCCGCTCCACGTCCAGCAGGCTGTCGTCCGGCTGGCCGAAGGCGTTCCGCTGCGAGGTGGTGATCAGCCGCTCGATCCGGCACGTCCCATCCGCGTCGACGGTGAAGGTGCCGATCCCCGAGAACAGCAGGGCGTTGCGGTCCCCAAGGCTCCAGCGCTTCTCCAGCGGCGGCGGCTGGACGTTGAGGGCCACCGTCTGCAACGGCAGGCCCGGGTCCGCCCTGAGGCTGACCGCCGCCGCAGCGGTGATGTCGGCCGCCCAGATCCAGCCGGGCTCCGGCGCACTGTCGACGCCCATGAGGCAGACATGCGGGTCGTTCCGCGCGGCGCCGATGGTGGTGACCCCGCCGAGTGTGCCGCGAACGCAGGCGAAGGCGCCCCCGTAGAGCATCTTCGACCAGGCCCAGCGCGTCGCCAGGTGCGCCTTCACCGCGTCCAGGCTGGACGTGTCCGTGAATGGCAGGACGATGAAGTCAAAGTCGTTGTCGCCGAGAACCGCCAGCGCATTGGTCAGGCCCGTCACAGGGTTCCCGGCGCCGCCGGTGGGCTGCGCCACCGTGACCGCCAACCCGGGCGGCTGAGCATCATCGGTGGTGGTGACCGTGATCTCATTTCCGGCCAGCCCCTTGTTCTTCGCCGTGATGGTCACCGCATTGGTGCTGGCGGTGGCCGTCACCGGCAGGTCCGGCAGGGCATTGATGGCGGTGGCGAGTGCCGTCGCGATCTGCGCCGGCGTCTGGGCGGCCGAGACCGGCACCGCCACGCGCTGTCCGGCGATCTTGCGCACGAAGGTGCCGGCGGCGGTCGGCGCGGCCGTGACCGTGAGCGTCCCGGCGGCCGCGGTAGCTGCGGCGTCGTCCGCCAGCGGAAGCAGATAGACCGGCCCGAAGTCGTCGCGGGCGCGGTACTTCTCCAGCATGAGCGCCGCCATGGAGCCCTGGCCGGCGGTCTGCTTCGCCCAGCCGACGCCCTCGCTCAGCACGGGCACGCCGGGAGTGAGAGTGCCGGCGCTGAGCTGCTGGGCGATGATCAGCGTCTTCGGGAGGCGACCGCCTCGGTTGGCGCCGGTGGCGTCCAACTCGGCGAAGAACAGCGGAACACGGAGTGCGCCGCCGGCGGGAATTTCGTTGAACGAGACCACGGGCCGTTACTCCTTCGGCAGAACGGGCGCGTCGGCAGCGCGCTGTGGGGCGGCGGCCTCGGGCTTGGGCCTGGGCTCCCGCGGGGCCTCAGCCTCCTTCACGTCCCCGTCGATCAGCCGGCGGGTCCAGTACTCGGACGGGGTCACCTCGCGACCCTCCTTCGGGAGGTAGTCGCGCAGCTCCGGGTCCGGCACCTGCAGGCCCTTGGCGGGCTTCACGTACATGGCGGGCTCCTACGGGTTCGGGATGGAAGGATCAGAGAGGCCGATGGTGACCTCGTCACATTCGGAGGTGTCGGGCTCGGCCATGGTGAAGACCTCAGCCCAGACCAGTTGGAACTCGATGGTGGCCTCGGCCTCGGCGAACCTGTCCTTCTGCTCGGCCGTGATCTGCGTTGTCACGGCGGTGCAGCGCTCCAGCTTGCCGTCCTCGGGACTGAAGAGCTTCGCCGAGCGCAGGATGGCCCGCTCAACCTGGCCCGCGATGCCCTCGCACTGAGCCTCGGCGGCCTCGGCGTCGGCATTCTCCGTCAGCACCTTGACGACCATGGCGGAGGTGACGCGGAACTGGTGCTGCCAGCCGCCCTCGTTCAGCAGATCCTTCTTCTCGGCATAGCCGTAGATCAGGAGGGCCGGCTTGGCGTCGCTGCCCACCGGCAAGACCCGCGCGCGGAAGACCCGTCCGCCCAGATCAGGGATGGACAGGCGGAGGATCTCGGCGACGGTATTGCGGACATCGGCGCGCCAGCCGGGGCCGGAAGGGACGGAACCGCTCATTCAGCAGCGCCCAGGGGCATGTCGTGCCACCCGTTAGCGTCGCTCTGGACGTCCAACACACGGGACGGCTCGCCGTCGACCGTGACCAGGGCGCCCTGCTCGGGCTCGACGCCATCGGGGAAGCCGGACGCGAGGAGGCGCAGGACGTCGCGCGTCTGGACGATCCCGCCCGTGTCCTCGGCGTCCGGTCCCAGCGGAACCGGCACCTTGAGCA